TAGCTGTAATCTGATTGATAAGTTTTTGGTCTTGAACAAGTACTTCACCAACTAAATTATTTGCATCACGCTTTACACCATTCTTTACAATACCTTTTTGGAACTTGGTTATGTTTTCAGGTGTAATAAAATCTTCAGGGTGGTCATCAGTTACAGGTGTAAAATCAAAATTCATTTTTGAATTAAATAAAGCTTCATCAGGGTAGAGTATTTTAAATGTATCTGAAGGTAGTTTATTTTTTAAAGTTGCTGGTAAATTTTTATTACTTAAACCAGCAACAACTTCACTTGTGTAATATTCGTAAATACCTGATCGTGCAAGTGTTGCTGGAATTGACATAAAACCATTTTTATCAATTTTTCTTTTTGATATGCTTGTTTGATTTTTTAAATTCAGTTTCATAATTAAAATTAACCTTTTTTTTAATTGTATAGCCTTAAATTTAATTTAAAAGGTGTTCACTTGTTAACCCTTTTTCTATAATTCAAGTAATTTCTGGTTCTCTTTTTCTTCTCTAATATTATATGCTTCAATTGCTGTAACCCTGTATTCTTCAGCTTCATCATATTTACCAGCATCAACTAAAGCATTAAATTTTTCTTGATTGTATGGGTTTGTTTCATCAATCACCATACCATCATTATCTGTAATTTTTAACATTCTATTTCACCCTTTTTACTCTTGAGTATTTTAAACCATGCCTGTTTGCTATAACTTTATATTTTTCATGTGCTGTATCAAACCACAAATTATAGTACTTATCCCAATCAACAGGTTTGTTTTCACGCATTTGTTTTATGTAATAATCATTCATTACTTTTTGTGAATCTAATGAAGCATTTTTAAATTCACGTGCAACTTGGTTTGCTAAATTACTCCTAACCCTAAACGGTTCTTTATTACCCTTCAAATATTTTTCTAAAGCTTTTGGATCACCTAAACCACCCTTGATTGAATAAGTATAAACTTCATCAACAGCACGTGTTTCTTTTAAACCAGCTGATATGTGTGAATTTATATCAGCTGATGAGAAGTTACCACCCAAACCATTATGTTCACGTTTAGGGTGGTTATGTGTAAAAGTTTTACCTTCGTGTTTTGTCCACTGTTCATATTCAAAACTTACAGCTTTTTTAGTACCCTTGTTACGTTGTATTTGACCACTATCATCATAAACAATACCAGTTTCATAACTGTTGTTAACAATAATATCTTCAGTTTCAATCATAAGTTTATTTGTTTCTTCAGGTGTAAATTTATGACTTTTAATATCTTTATATTGTTGGGTATCTGTTAACTTCTTTTCAATTGCAACTTTTTTTGCAACAAGTTTTTGTTGCCTTGCAAGACCAGCTTTTGCATCTTCTAAACCACCCTTAACTCTTGAAATAGTACGTTCATTAAAACCAGCATCTTCATATTGTTTTAAAACTTTTTGCCTATGTGCAACCATTTGTTGTTTTTTCTTTAATGATTCTTTTGCTTTTTCTGTATTAATTTGTTTCTTGCTAAGTTCATCTAAAAATACAGCTGTTGTTTTTTTATGGTCACCAATGTTTAATGGTTTGGTACTATCAAATACTTCTTCAACTGGTGCAACTGGTTTTGGTTTCTTTTTAGGTGGTTTGGTTGCTGTTGTTTTCTTTTTTGGTTTAGGTGGTGTTACTTGTGGAATAGGTTTACTTTGTTCAGGTTCACCAACAATAGTTACATCTTTAAAATATGGGTCAGCGTAACATCTACATTGCACATCGTGTGAAGGGTGTCCAGTATCAGGTGGTGAATCCCAACGAAAAATTTTATTGTTGTTATGCCTGTGTGTTTTCCTAACACGTTCATCGACTGATGTTCTCCAAACATATTTTGTAACACCAATATCTTTTTGCATTAACTCACTTAAGTTACCATTTATTTTTGATATTTGATCCCTTGAAATTAATCTTGCACGCCACTTTGCAGTTTTATCAGTTGATTCAATTGTATCAAAAATCATTTTTTCAAGGTTGAAATCATCATCACCAGTTATCATTAAGTTTGCAAGTTTCAATCTTGTCTTTTCAATTTGCTGTTCAGGCATTGATTTAATTAGTTCAAAATTTTCATCAATATGCTTTTCAAGTTCTTCTTCAATACCTGAATCTTTTAATATGTTGGTAATGTCAACACCAATTGCATTATTAACATTTCTGATAAACTTTTTACGGTTAAAATTATTTTCTTCTTCAACAACTTGTGTTGCCGTTTTCAACATTAAATCTTCAACCACTTTTGTTTGCCAATCATGTTTTAAATTATTTAAAATATTATTTGTTTGTTGAACTAATGACTGTTTAGAATTATTTAGTTGAATGCTATTTGTTAATTGTGGGTTTTCTTTAATCAATGGCTTTAAAGCTTTTTCAATATCTTTAGTAACAGGCTTGACATATTTTCTTGTTAATCCTGTTTTATATGCAATCTCATGTGAAGCAACAGCACCAAACCCCGCTTTTGGGTTATTATATGTTTGCTTGCTAAATTGCCTTTTAAGCTTTTCAAGATCAAAGTTCATTATTCAACATCACCTTCAACACCTTCAACTTCTTCAACAGCTTGAATGTATTCATCAGTGATACCTGAATAGGTACCATTCTTTTGTAATTCCTTTAAAACAATAGACGGTAAAAGCACTTGATTCACTAGGTATGTATTATCACGCTGTGATGCTTTTAAATCCATTTCAGCTTGTTGTGCTGGTGTTGGTTGCCATAGTGGGTTAAACGTAAAAGAAAACCCTTCAGGCATTGAACCAAGTGTTGATCTAACTAATACTTCAAAAAGCTTTTACAAGTTCAGGTCTTATTCTTGATTCTTGCCTACTTGAAAGCATATCATAGTAATTATTTAAATCAGTTTCACCTGAACCATTTAAGCCTGTTGCACTGGTGCCAATTAAACGTATTACAGGAATATCTGAAGCACTTGATGCAATATGGTATTTTAATTTTAAGTATTGCATCTAAACCACCAAAAGCAATTTGTGTTTGTGCGTATGATTCTTTATCATCAAGAATTAACATGTTATTAATTGATTTAATCATATCAGCATTTTGAAACCTATCAATTACTTTTTCAGTACCTTCAGTTGTTGTAAGCATTTGCATCAATGCTGGTACCTTAACAATATCTTTTTTAGCTTCGTGACCCATTGAANAAACAATTGAAGTAAAATCTTGTGGATCTTTAATCGCATCATAATACCGTTGTAAAAGTGGCACGCTCCAACCATCACTTGCTTGACTTCTTGGTAAAAGAATACCATCAAACCTTAAACACCTTGAAGCATGTACGAGTTTTTTTATTTATTTCATATGATTCAACTTCACCATAATTTTTTGATTCAATATCTTCATCAAATACAACTTTACCAATGTTTTCTTTTTCAATTAGCTTTAAAAATAAAAGCTTACCTTGTGATACAGTTTCAACATCAAGTTCTTCTTCAGGGTTATCACCGTCAAGGTGCATGTACAATAATTCACCACCATACAAACCACCAAACTTTAAACCATATTCAAATAAACTTTTTACCTTTAAATTTTTAATTGCACCATCAATTAAAGTTAAATCATCAGCTGATGATTCTGGTGATATTATTGAGATCCAATTACGCAACATGTCTTCAACAGGTACATCAATGATTTTACCACCAAGCCAATCTGAACGATACATTGCAATAAGTTCATCAGATGTAAGTTCTTTTTCAACAAACTTTGTTGAATTTTTTTTATCTTTACCAGTACCCAAATTTGTAATCAAATTTTGAATAGAGTTTTTCATATTTCCATAAAACATTTTAAAATACTCCAAATAATTGTAAAAGGTTTGTTGCAACTAAAGTGATAACACCACCCCAAAAAGCAACACGTTCTTTATTTAAAGGTGTTGTTGCAATTGCTTTTATTTTATCACTTGAATTGTGTGATTTTTTTGCATTATATAATTGTATTTGTGAAGTTACTTCTTTTTTTACATCTTCAATTGTGATGATGTGTTTAAATTTTTCTGTAAAAGTTGCCTTGAACTCTATTAATGAATCATTAACATTATCAAGTTTAGTTTCAATCTGTAAAATATCTTTTGAAGTCATTTTAAAACATCACCTTCATTGTATACATACAAGCAATTGTAACTAAAAAGATAAGTGCAATTAAGTATGTTAGTTTATCAGTTGAACTTGAATATTTATATTCAAGCTTTATTTTTTTTATTAAGTTTTTAATCATACAAAAACCAGTGCATCAAGTTCAGCTTTAGTTGTGCATGAGTCTACTTGTGCAAGTAACATTGCTTTTTGTTGAAATAGTTGCATTGCACCAATTTTTAATTCAAGAATAGTTGATTCAAAATCTGCTTTTGATATACCAGTATGTAAACCATTATCAACATCTAAAATTGAATAACCTGATGCATCATTTGCTGAATCAAGTGATAAAACATCAAGTTGTACAGTCATGTTTCCAAGTGTTCCAAGTGACATTTCTTTTTTAAAACCTAAATTAACAGTAATACCAGCTTCTAAACGTTCATTAAATTGTACATGTATTCTTGATACTGTATTACCTTTATCAGCAATTAAAATTTGTTCTTCTTCAGTTAATACTTCAGGCATTTTAAATCCCTCCTAAAAACCAAGCATTTGATTGTGCTTGTAATGTTGCAAGTGTAAATGTTGTTGGAAAATTAACTGATGCACCAATTCCGGCATCCCAATCAAGGTATTTACCACCAACAGGTGAATTTGCTGGTGTATTAGTATTTTGAAAACAGGTTTTTGAAAGTAGTTTTGCACCACCACCACCTGAATTATCATGACAGTAAATGCCAAAAATGTATTGTTCACCACCAGTTAATTCAACAGGTACATCAAGTTTTAGAGACCAAAAACCTTGACCTTCATCTATTAAATCACCGTTTGTTATATGGTTACCAACTGTGTCTGTTTGTTTTAAAGCAATTTGTGTTGCTGTAGTCCCATCATCAGAATAGACCGCTGTACCAAGCACATCACCTGATGATGGGAATGAACCCCAATAATTACCTAAGTAAAAAACAATTTTTGAAACTGTTGATGTATTAGTTACAAATACACGGTGCATCATACCAAGATTACCAGCAACTTCATTTGTTGTTTTTTGTGCTTGGCCATTAAAAACGTTATAAGTCCTAATAATGGTTTCACCAGCTGGTACTTCTTTAACCCAATAATAAGTGGGCTGATTATACACACCACTTGCTAAAGTAGGAACATAACCCTGTTGTTCAATTGATGATATTTGAACACCACCAACCCACATATCAATATTACCATTACCAGCATAGTTTGAACCACCTGTTGCTGTATTTGAAGGGTATAAATTTATTGTGCATGTATTACCAGCTGAAGGTGGTACAGTAATTTTTAATAAAGTTCCATCATAGGAATAAACCCAACTATTAGGGTTGTGTGAAGCTGTTTGTGTACTTAAATCAATTACAAAAGTACCTTGTGCAAGTACAACAGCAAAATAACCATTTGTTGGTGAAGCATCAGGTTTAATGGCAATTGTAATGTATTGTGCTGAACCTGATGGCCTGTTTTCACAAGTTTGTGTTAATGAAATTATGCCTGATGTGTTTGTATGCCCAATACCAACCCACGGTTTACCATTTAAAGGCGAAAGTTCAGTTTCAGTGTTATCAAATTCAACACGAAAATTATTCCACGGTGTAGGGTATGCCTGTATGTCATCAGATTGTTTAACAAGGTTTTCACCTTCACTTAAAATCAATTTCCAATCAAGTGATGTATCTGGTAAAGGTGGTACTAACACACCTTGAATTGAAATTGCATCACCTGAACCACCTGAACCACCTGAAGCAACAATTTCAATTTCATCAGCTGATTCATTTAGTGTTACACCAGTACCAGCTGTTAAAGATTTAAATGGTAAATCAACACCAACTTTTGCAAGTGCTAAACCAGCACCAGCACCAGCATTTGAAGCTGTATTTGTTTCACCACCACCTGAACCAGCAGCAAGTTCATTTATTGCACCAACAAGTGAATTTGATGTTGTATCAAGTTGTGTTTCACCTGATTCTGATAAAGTAACCCACGTTGCTAAATTTTGATCTTTTAACCTTATGTTTTCACCAGTTGATTCAAGATTTATATTTTGTTGGGTTGTTAAATCAGCCCTATTTAAACCAGTTGTTAGTATTAAAGCATCACTTTCACCTGAAGCTGTTAATGTAAAATGTGATGTACCTTCAGTAAATGATAGTGGCTCAGCTGATGCAATTTCAATATTTGAACCAGAATCATAAGCAGATTGTAATGATACAACAATATTATCAACATCACCTTTAATCTCATTTATAGCACCAACAATTGAAGCTGATGTTGTGTCAAGTTCAGCTTCACCAACTTCAGATAAAGAAACAAAAGTTGTTAAATGTTGATCTTGAAAAATCATTTCACCAAAAGAACCAAAACCAATTTCATTTTGTCCCACAAAATTTACATGGTCTAAAGCAAAAAACCCATAGCTTATACTTTCAAAACTATAAACCTTAAACATTTGACCTTCAGTTTGATTTGGTGGCAGTACAGTAAAACCTTCAAGAAAACCTTCAACAAGATTTATAGTTGTGCCATTATCATAAGCACTTTGTAAGGTATTATCAACACCAGTTGCATTTATTGTTATTGTTTCACCATCAGAATCAAGTGATACATTTGTACCAGCTACTAAAGATTTAAATTCCAAATCATATAAAACCTTTTGTGCAAAAATACCTTCACCTGTACCAATATTTGATGCTGTGTTAATTTCACCACCAGCACCAATTGCTGAACCATCAATATCAGATAAATATGTTAATAGTTGTTGAATAATTATATGGTTTTTAATATTTGCCATTGTTTAAATCCTTTTTAATATTGTATTGATGTATCATCAATAATTAAATCTTGTATAGCATCAAGAGTTGCATCAATTTGATCATCATGTTGATGTGTATCTGTTACAGTAAATCTTTTAAATTCAGTAACATAATCAGTTAACCAAATTGATGATGCTGGTAATAAAATTTTACCTTCAGCAATTGGTAAAACACCACCCCTTGCACGTGATAATTTATCTGTGTTTCTTGGGATACCTTCAACCCAATCAAAACCTTTTTCTTTATTAACGTATTGTATTAAACCAATACCTGAAGATTTATCTTCAACTTTAATTGACCTTAAACCAACTGATATTTGACCTGATTTATATTCATACTTTTCACAAAAATCTATAAATTCCTTTTTAAGTTCAGGGTCATCAAGTTTATCTCTAAAAACATCTAATATATAAACATTGCCGTCTTGACCTTTGCCCACTAAAATAAAAACAGTGTAGTCATTTGCTTGACCCTTTTTTTGTGCTGTATCAGCATAAATGCACCTATAAATGCAAGATAATTGTTCACCATCTAATTTAGTTATAATGTTTTTATCAAAGTTATAATCTTTGTAATATCTCCAATATTCAGGTTTAAATAAATCACCTGATAACGGTGATGGTCGTTGCATGTATTGCGAATCAAATGTATAAACATCTTTTTTTAATATATCTACTTGTTCTTGGTTGTGCTTTTCTTCCCACAACACACCAACTTNAAAATTTGTTTTAATTGGTGTTCCATGTGTATAATCAGGGTTATATTCATCTTCATAACCTTTTTCAATTTCAACTGGAATTAACAAATGGTGCCACATTTCACCATCACCACCACGTAATAAAAACCCTGAAGCATCATCTTCATGTAGTCGTTGTTGGATTAAAATAATGGGTGTTGTGGGTACAGCTAAACGTGATTTAAATGTGTTGGTAAAACGTCTGTTTATCTTTTCACGTTTAACATCGCTAAATGCATCATCAGGTTTGTTTGGGTCATCAAGTATAAAAGCACCCCAAAATAAATCAGTGTGTGTTAATGACTCCATTGAGCCAGCACCAAAACCAGTTAAACCACCACCTGAACTATCTGATTTAACACCACCATTTTCTTCAGTTCTCCATAAACCTTTTGCATCAGTATCTTTTTTTAAATCTAATTTCCATAAAGCTTGGAACCATTCACATTTAATTATTTCCCTTATTATACGGGAGTTATCAAGGGCAAGTGTTAAATCATAACTAACATTAAACCAATTACTTTTAGGGTTCATCATTAAACCATATGCTGTAAACATTTGGGTGATGATAATGGTCTTGGTGTATCTTGGTGGCATGTTTATAATTAAACGGGCTATTTCACCATCGTAGACACGTTGTAGTGTTTCAGCTAATAACCAATGGTGTTTGTTTAATAGTAAAGTACTTTGATTTGTTGCCTTGAAAAAGAATCTACAAAAGAATAAAAAAGAAGTTTCACACTGATGTTTAATCATTTGCTTGTACTTCAATGGTACATCATCAGGATCTTCTAAATACAGTTTCTTTATATCCATAATTAAAACCTACTAAGAAACCATTCTTCAAAGTTATCAACTTCTTCTTCAGTTAGCGGAGGTACTTTTTGTGGTTTATTACTAACATCTTCAATTTGGTTTACAGCTCGCTTTTTAGCATACTTATATTCAATTAAATCTTTTGAAGCTTTATATGATAGTTCCATTGATACAGGTGAAATTGAATATAAATCAGTATATAAAACCATTTCCTTTATCAATTCCCATTCAGCATCATCAGGTTTTTCACCCCTATTTGAACAACCTTTTATAATATTAAACAAATCTGATGAACGTCTACGTGGATCAAAACCAGTCATCAATTCAGCTAAAAATACAGCAGGATCTACTAAAGTTTCATGTTTTAATGCAACCTTATCTAATACCTGTTCAACTGTTGATTCTGTGTTTTTTCTACTTGACAATTAAAAACCACCTTTAATTGATTATAATAATAAAAGGGAAAATAAAAAGGTTAACATCTTTACACCCTGTTCACATTCTGGTAATGTACACAAATCAATAAACCCTAACAAAAGGAAAAAGAGAATGGGAAAATCAGTAGAAAAATTAGTTGATGCGATTGATGAATCACTTAATGGTATTTCAAGATTAGTTGAAGAAGTAACTGAAGGCTATAATAAGTTTGATAAGAACTTAATTAAGTTTACAGTCCAACAAATATTTAATCATAACAAAGGGAGACCAGCACAAGAAATAATTGATGCTGTAAACAACAGTGGCTTATCTTCAATAATGCCAATAGGTACAGGCCAACAACTTTATAATATGTTGTCTGTTAAAATGATTACATCAATTAAAAAAGGTGTTCTTAGTACATTAGAGATAAATATAAAAACAGATAAATTAGTTAAAGAAATGCAAAACATACAATGTAAAACAACTGATGAAAAGAGGGGAAATTAAAATGGAAAAACCAGATTTAACACCAGATAAGGTTGAACCACCAAAAGATGACATTGAATTACTTAAAGATGCATTTGATGAATTAGCAAAGTTACCACAACATGAAGTTAAAATTGGTATGGCTTTGCATCAATTATCTACTTGAGCAAACAAAGGTTCTTAATTTAACAACTGATGAACTACTTGAAATTATTGCTTCAGGTACAGTTTCAAGCTTGGTACATGATGATACTGTTAAAATCATCATATTCCATAAAGGTAAAATATGTGAATGCATTATGAATTGCTTCACTTCAACAATCAAAGTTGCACATGCAACAGAAAAGAGCTTACAAGATGAAAAAAAAGAATAATGTAACCCCTATTGGTAAAAAGAAAACTAAAAAGATTAAAGAAGCTGGTAAAAAGAAAACTAAAATGAAAAAGGCAAAACTGGTTATTGAATATGAATACACACTTAATGATAATGAACTTCAGATTGAAAAGATGAAGGTTGATAATAAAGAACCCCTTGCTGTGTTCCAGAATGCCTGTTTATCATCAGTTGTTTCATTAGTAGTTGCTGGTATCCAAGAAGCACCCAAGAGTAAACAACCACTTCTTTTACTCCAAACTAAAAATGTTCTATCCCAACACATAAACCAACAAGTGAATAAACTTGATGTTGAACTTGCCAAACTTCTTTGAATTATAATTAAAATTTTATGTTGTTTTAAGTTAAATTTAACTTTTTAGCTTATAATTTTAAATTTATAACTATTTTTAACTTAAAA